TCAACGAGAACGTGAAGTGCAACGAGAACGGGAAGCTCAACGAGAACGGGAAGCTCAACGAGAACGTGAACAATATCAAGAAAAAGATGTCGACATTTTTGGTCTTGCAGAACATAAGGAAGAAAGTGAGTTTGGTTACAGTATCGATGAATAAATTTTTGATTTAATATTTAATTCAAAAATTAACATTTACAAGTAGAATTGCAGATTGATTTTATCTATGTATTTATTCATAGACTCGATTGCTTTTTCGCATGCTCTCTTACCATCTTCCTTATATTGATTACCACAATAGAAAGCGATTGCTCCCATAAGATGCCATCTACCATAGTTATACATATACTTATCTACAAACAACATAGAATTCTTAGGGTATTCAAGCTTGCAAGCAATCAATAAAAAAGAAAAAGATGTCATCCACATTTCTTTACTCATATAATATTGAGCTATCTTTACTAAGGGTTCAACTCTCTGTTCCATTTCATACGCCTTCATATAATATACCATCGCATCATACCAATTTCCAGATTGAATTCCGATGATATCACCACATCTTAAAAAAGAATAGAAAATTTCTTCTCGAAAGCCTTCTTTCAAGTTGGTTCTTAACAAATAATTTTGAAACGATAAATCATATTCTTTTAGACAAAAACAAGTTTGTGCTAAATAAAAAACATTCCTACTGTTATTAGGTTCATTTTCTAATTCTTTTAAAAGTAATTGCTTATCAGTTACAAATCGTTTATATGATTTGAGATTATCAATTGAACGATTTTGTTTCAAAACGATATTGTAATTATTCTTTTCCGGTGTTTCATTATCATTATGTATATATTCGTGAACAACACCCTTGTATCTCCATCCTGTATTAGGTTTGATAAGTTTAATATTGTAATAAGTATCGATATTGTTATTATTATGCCATTCTTGAACCAAATAGAATCCAGTTTCATTTGTAAGTTCTTTATCGATACATATTCTGAGTAACTCTTCTCCGTCAACTAGAATATCGTTGGAATCCAATAGGAGTAAATATTGAATGTTTTCAAACGATTCTGCAAACTGAATAGCTCTATTTCTAGATTCTTCAAAATTAATAAATTCTTCTTGTTTCAGGTTGAGTTGTATATGATTATCTTCGCAAAAATCTTGAACGATTTGAATTGTTTTATCGGTTGAACCGGTATCATAAATAACTAGAGATTGTATATAATTTTGTATTGAAATTAATGTACTTGTAATCGTATTTTCTTCATTTTTAACCATTATTAAGCAACAAATGTGTATTGTCATTTTATATGTAATATATTTCTATAAATAAATGGTATCATTAACTACACTAGTAATTGTAGCATCAAGTGTTACAATAGTTGTATTATTATATGTTGTTTTTTCCAATAAAGGTTGGAATTGTACAGAGAACGGTTGTGCGTATGTTACAGGAGGAACTTTTGATACATATGAAAAATGCAATTCAGTATGTAAAACAAATAAACTTCAAGTTCAGTCTCAAGCTCGTTCATCTCAAAAAGGTGATACTCAAAAAGGCGATACACAAAAAGGCGATATACAAAAAGGCGATACTCAAATGAGTTGTAATAAAATGAATTCATGTAATTATCAACCACCACAAGCTTATCCTCCTTATCCTCCTTATCCGCATATGCCTTATTATTCCTATTTACCTGGGCCATTCTATCATGATAACTATTTTTATCGACACGATAAACACGATAAACATAATAAGAAAGATTCAGGTGGAAATCGAAACCATAATGAAAATAAGATATTTGTAAATTCTCCAACTGGTCCTAATATATAAATTATTCATTTAAACAATCATATAATTGCAATTTAAAATAAATTATAGTATTAATAAATGTTAAGAGCTGGATCCTTATGCGCATCGCTACTGTATAAATATATGACCTCAAATTCAGAGGCAAAAGACGATATAAATGAGAAAAGTAAAAAACTTAGACTTTTATCAGAAACCTTTTCACAATATGGTGGTGTCCTCAGTAAAATATCTCAAATTCTTGTTTTAAATGATATTGACAATAACGTGTTTTCTGACTGTAAACCATTCTCAAGAGATAAAACTCATAATTATATTGTAAAGCAGTTTCAAACCAATGCTGACTTTTTTCGAGATGTAAAGGAGTTTGATTTTAATATATACAAGAGTGGAAGTGTTGGTCAGGTATATAGGGCGAATACAATTGACGACCTTCAGATTATTATGAAGGTACAATATAGTGGTTTGGCAGAACAGACCAAACAAGACTTGAAAATATTGGATATGGTAATCTCGTATCTATATAACGACTTTACTGATATGAAGAACGCTATCATAGACATTAAAACAAAAATCAATGAAGAACTTGATTACCAAAATGAGAAATTGAATCAACAATATGTTTATAAAGCTTTTCTTAATGACCATCAAATCCATATTCCAGTGCTATTTGATAACCTATGTACTGATAGGATATTAACGATGGAATTTATGGACGGGTATACAGTTCTAAATGAATTCATTACCAATTCTACACAAGAACAAAGAAATGAAATAGGTAAACTGATTATCAAGTTCATTTTTGAGAGTATTTTTAAACATCGTATACTATATCCAGATTCACACTATGGAAACTTTTTAGTTAAAGCAGATGCTTCTGCAATATCAGTTTTAGACTTTGGATGTCTTGTATTCCTAGAACCCGAACTCATCAATTCTCTAAAACAACTTCATTACACCCTAAAAGCAAACGATAAGATTGCATTTTTAAACTTAATTGAAAATCTATGTATTATTAATGAAAATACATCTGAAGAATCAAAAGATTATGCTTTTGATTATTTTAAAATGCAATATGAGCCTTTACTTGTAGATAACGATGAGTTTCAATTCTATCCTGAATGGCTCGATTTGGTTGGTGATAAGAATACTGAGTTAATGAAAGAATGGTCATGTCCACCAAACATGATTTATCTCCATAAAATACCATACGGATTATATCATCTACTAACCAAGCTTGATTTAAAATGTAATGTCGGCGTTATAATCGAAGAGATTTTAAACACAAATTGAAGTAATTTGTGATATTTAAATTTTATATTGTTATTCAATATAAAATCTATTAATTTTCATTACAGTATTTACAAGTTGGAGTCCAAATCGATGGTATAGTTGTTATATTGCGTTCCGTAAAATTATCATACATAAATTTTGTTGGAACTACAAACTGATTGCAGTTTTGACAAACTGTATAATGGTCCATTAAACGAACAATGAATCCAGCTTTATAAAAGATATCCAAGAAGATATTCATCAACGAATGTTGACTGTCATCACTTAGATAACTTACAATTATAATTTGACTTGGTCGAAACTTGTTTTGTTTACATATGTAGTGCCAATTCTGTTCTAGATGAGGGTAATTTTGACAATAGTGAGGAACAAAGTTCAAAATCCAATTGGGAAATACATTATTTGCAATCTCATATATACTCCCGATAGTTTGGGCATTTTTAACTTGTTCGACAATGGTAGATAAGTTAGTCGGATCACTGAATATTGTTGATGACATTTATCTATTATAGCTTTTATTTTAAATTGCAAATTCTATCGTTTACCAAACAATGTCGATATGTCAGTCACTTTGATAATCTTAAATTCCTTAATCAAACTATCAAGATAACTCAGTTTCTTATTATATGGAAGTTGAGATAAGTATAAAAAATACTTTGGTGGGTCACTTGTATATATAACCTTCTTTGATATATGAATAACACAATCGGTATTTATTAAATAGATGATTCGATATCGGTCCAAAATCATCTTGTATTTTTCAAATTGCTCTTCATTAAAATCTTTCAGATTTAATTTACATTCAAATATCGTATTGGTTGCAATATTGATAAAATCAAAAAAGCAATTCTTGAATTTATACTGAGCATTGATATCTTCACCGTATCTATTTTTCAATACTCCTTCCCACCATTCTTCCTGTTGTCTCGACCGCTCTTTAGCAATCTTGAACGAGTTGGCTCCGTTATAAACAATACCTCCTTGCTTCTTAATATCCTCTATTATGTATGGCAAATTTGGAAGCTCATATGCACTTAGGAATTCCTTTAATACTTCTCTTGTTATTCCAGTCTGAAACTCAAACTGTTGCAACCACTTATTTGGAGTTTTAATATTAAAGGGATTTTCCTCATGATTTTCGATATTATTTTGTATTTGTTCTTTTAGTTTCATTACAGCTTCGTAATAAAACTGATAACATCTATTTTCGTCTTCCGTTATGTTTTGAACGGGAGGTTCATTCAAATTAAAAAAGTTATAAGATGATAAAAAATCATCTTTACATTCAGTTTGATTTATAAAAAATGATAAAGGATTATATTCCTTTACACGATTATATAAGTATACATAATTGTTTTGAAACCAGTCTTGTTGCAGTATCCATTTGCAATACTGTCTATCCCTTAACATTATTCCCAGAGTTTTTCCATCATATTTACCAAACGTAATACTATCTTTTAACAAGGACATTTAAATAACGAAAACAATTATTTAAATGTTTAAATCAACAAACCAATTCTTTCCACGTTTTCCAACTTGGTCATTGAAGAATTCAGTCTTTCCAATTCAACTTCAATCTGTCTTTTTTGAGAATCATAATAATATTTGGTTTCCGCAATACGATTGATTTTACTGTTGGTCAATTCAAATAGATTATTAATCTTATCCATTATATCTTGTCTCGAAGCATCATATATGCTCTTAAATTCATCAACAGCTTCATTAATCTTACCTAAATAAGTAATGAGATTTATTTCATTCTCCTGAATACGAGAGATATATCGCTGATTAGAACTCGTTTGTGTATCGAACATTTGGTCGATTTGTGTAATATTAGATATTGATTCTGTTAGAATTTTCTTGTATTGAACTACATAACTTCTGTTTATAACTAGGTTATTATTCACAAACATCTCCATGGAAAAAAGACCCTCAATAACAGGATCGTAATGTGTTTTTACAGCACTCAAGTTATTCAAGTTATCATTTTGAGAGTATAATAGAGCGGCAATATCCTTCTCAATTGAATTATCAATATCAATCAAATGGTTAATGAACTCTTGAGAAAATAAGCTCTTGTTCTTTTCCAAGAACTCTGCAATTCGATTTGGTAATGGTTGTTCAGCCTTTGATTCAGTTCCAAATGAACTAATAGCTTCCCTCAATTGTTCTAGGGAAGACGGACCTTGTGTATGAGGTTGTGGAGATGGTGGAATAGGTATATCATTTTTAGCTACTTGTAGACTTTGATTCAATTCATCTTTCTTAACATATGCAAAACTGATACTCATAAACATATTGTCGGAGAAATTTTTTAAGACTTTACTAAATCGTTCTTCTCTATCAGAAGGTGATAATTTCAAACTGTAACTCAATGCCCTTCTTTGAAGTTGAGGGTCGATAGTATATATTTCTCCATCTGTTTTTTCTAAAATAACAGAATGTCCAAGAGTATGGGGAGGTGCTCTATTCAACTTGACCATTATACGAGCATTATCTGTAAATTTTTTGAGCAAGAATTCAAAGAAAAATCGCAACTTAACAGGACTTATATTGCCGGATATTTCATCTCTGATATCAACTATAACTTCTCCCAATTCGACCATCTTAGGAGAACCTTGTCTCCTAAATTGTTCATTGATTGCTTGATTATATGCATTCATCATATCCAAAAATGAGGTTCCAGTTACGTTTCCATTTTTAGCCCTCAATTCTGCTAATAATTGACCGACGATTCTTTCTGCTATTTGTCTTGGTATAATATCTAAAAAAGTCAAGACATTTATACCACAACCTATTTCAGAGGTTCCCAGTAGAGTTCCACCTTCAGCAATCCATTCATCCATCGTCTTCTTGTCAACACTATATAGTAATTGTAAATTATCCATATTATTTATTATTCATAAGAAAAAAGAAATTTATATTGTAAATACAATATAAATTTTCATTAATGTATTAACTTTACTTACACAGAGTAGTATGTTCTTTCGGTACTACTGTCTGATATCCCATACGAGAGAGAGTTACCAAAGAATTTTCGGCTGATTTTATTTCAGCGTCTTTTTTAAGCGCAGCAGTACCCCTTCCAAGCAAGGTCCACTCTCTCTGAGCCTCCTGAAATCGACCCTGACATAACTCAATATGTTTCTTAAGTGCATCTTTTGACGGTAAAACTGACCTGCAATATTTACACACCTCTCTCAATTTTGTAGGAGGAACAAGATACGTATACACAGTCTGTAAATCTCTTTCTCGGACCGCTATATATTCAAGCTCACCTATATTGACATTTTTATCGAATATTTCCTTCAATCTTGTTTTTGAACTCTTCAAGTCATCGTACTCAAGAGACATCTCAAGGGTGCTAAACACGTTCACCAATATATCATAAATAATACCATATCCAACACCTGGACGATACTTGTTATCCAACAGATATTCAGTAACACCAATGATAGCCTCAAATACATCTTCTAAAAGGTCCTTCTTCTTTCGTGACCTCTCATCAACCGAGGCCGATATAAAAGGCCAGAATCCAAGGGATTCTCCTATCGCAAAAAATGTTTTTTTAGCCCCGTAATTTATTCGAAGGTGAGCAACAACGGGAACACCTGATGGGCAAAACAACTGAGGATACCTCTTATAAGAATACCAGACTATAAATTTATTAGCTGATACATCCCCTAGTTGTTCAAACACCTCATAATTGTCATCAGCATTTACAGTATCCGATGTAAATGCCTGACCGTACATAATCATATTATCGTCACTTGTCAACAAGTTAATATATTTAGCTTTGAGATTACCCCTTTCAAGGAACGAAGTAATCATTGCCTTGAATTCTGGTCCTCTTGAACCTAAATATATTTCATTAATTCCATCTACAGAAGTTGCCATTATGTCCTTTTTCTATTATCAATACTTTTTTTAAAATCAAATTTATTCATTTCAGTTTATCGTGAAGTTCGATATCTACTTTCTACCGTAAGCTCTAGCATTACTCAAATATCTATTTGAATTATACTTAACTTCTCGTAACTTCTCATCTGGTATCTCATTTATAACTACTGGAGTTCGGCCTACGGTCGAAAATATAGAAGGAAGACCAACAGTAACCGTCGGGTCCATAATCGGATTAATAGGAACCGTTGAATCATATTTACTTATAGTTGAATAGCAAGGCAATTTGGATGACATTTATATTATATAAATAAAATAATATAATAATATAAATGTCTCAATTAATAACCAGAAGAGAATTAACCCATATTCAAGATGATAATGCGTTCATATTCCTATGTCCTCATTGTGATGGTACTATCGTAGTTCAACAAGCAGAAATAAATTGCCAAATATTTAGACACGGCATATTGAAAGATACTGGTAATCAGGTTAATCCTCATTCATCAAAACAAGAATGCGAACATCTATATCAAAACAATCTCATTTACGGATGTGGTAAACCGTTTAGGGTATACAGAGATAACGAAAGTTCAACGTGGAACTATGTTGACATATGTGATTATATATAATTTCAATTGAAAACCAATTTACTTTCTATTAATTATTATTCTAGATACGAACAATAAAATAAATAAAACAACTAAAATACCTAAAAACAAGTTTGTTTTTGAACCTGTTTTTGATAAATCAAAAAATCCTTCTATGATTGGATTACTTGTCGGTGTAGGCTCGGGATTACTTGTCGTTGTAGGTTCAGGATTGATTGTCGGTATAGGCTCAGGGTTACTTGTCGCTGTAGGATCGGGATTGGTTGTCGCTGTAGGCGTAGGTATTTCTTTAACAAGATTCACTTTCCCTTCAAAACTAACCCTTCCTAACATATTAGGATACCCAAGCCATATAGTATCTTTTAATACGATAACATAGTATCCCGTACTATTGAAAAAATTAGGTCTGTTATTAGGATAAATTGCACTTGAAACCAGATTCGCCTTCAGTTTAATTCCATCATAACATTCGACACCAGTACCGCTCATCGTTATATACAAACTATCGACATTAATCGTTGCAAATTCAATCAGAGATTTATCAGGCACTATATACAGGATTGGTCTTTTTATATTTGTTCTCTCATCATACACAACATCCCATCTTTCAATCTTATATTCAATCAATTCCATCTTTATTATAAAAATGTTTTTTAAGAATATAGAAGATTCAAATAAGAATCAAGTATGCAAAATAATAGTGAATATCAATATGATTATGAAAGTGAACAAGAAGAAATGAATATCATAAACCATATCAAAATTTGTCGCTTTTGTGATAATAAGAAGAAGGGCAGAAGTCTAACCTTCTTTACAAGAGGACTTGATAAAGTTAAAGTTTGTTACTCTTGTAGAAATGATATTGCTGCTCTAAGAAACAATATGGTACTGACCAGGATATCAAGAAATTACAAAAAGAAGAAAATACAACAGGCTAAAACGAATATAACGCACGCCTTGAGAAATCTCAAGATTGGTATCCAAGCCGGTATACATCAACATATACTCGGATTTATATTGTAAATTTAAAATAATATAAGAAATAATAAATATGTTCTATTATTTCTTCCTCATATTTATTATATTGATTTTCAGCTTCCTATACAAGTTACAAACACATCTCATTGTAAAGAATGAATTATCTATGAGATATAATAAATGGAAGAGACTCAACTGTCTTGTTTCAACAAGTCAAAAAACTAAATTAGCAATCATTACTGTAAGCTTGAAGTTGATTTTTCAAGCTCTATGGATTACGTTCTTACAGAAAGTAAATAAAACAGTCAGGAAAATCAACAGGAACAAATACGAAATCACCTACAATATAGAAGGGAAAATGTATAAGTTAGTTGTTAATGTGACCAGAGGTCCATCACCTGTTCTTCAAATCATTAATGATACAAATGATGATGTTACCTCTCAAATCATGCCTTATCTTGGACCCAACTATAACTGGCATAATACAACATTTACACCTGAATTCTTCAGTTTTGAAAATCTAACATTTGAATTAGCAGATGGAACTGAATATTCAGTTCAAAATAAGAAAAGCATTAAATGCTTTAATAAATAATGATAGCAATTTTAAACTGATAAATAGTTTAAAATTATAAGATGTTTTTATTTAATATAACTGTTATTTCCTTTGTATTTTTATCGATTGTAAGCTCAGACAAGTCTACTTTTTTTGCAAATTCTTTTAGATTGATATCAATGTTGTTTTTTTGAGTCCAGTAATAGATAAGCGATGCAGCCACCGATTGTGGTCTTGCACGATTTAACTTGGATGACTTGTTCTTGATTAAACTATATAGATTAATCACTTCATTCTTCTGTTCTACCGATGCCTTAAACTTATCCATTATATCATTGATTATATGAATAGGCGTAATAGTAATTAAACTCGTATTCAATATCAAATCTTTAGGAGCATTTACATTTACCGTCTTTAATCCTTTTAACCCATTCTTCCTACTTAAACCAAACAACTTTATTAGACTCTCTGGAGATTGATAATTACCTGACAACTTATAAGCTAAAAAGATACAAGCAAATACAATGGCTTTTCTAGATTGACCTCGATAGATTTCACCTTTTGTTACTTCTAAATAAATCTGCTCGGCTTTGATTATTATAGGCTCACTAAAACCCATATTCTCGACATCTTTGCTTATATTCTTTTCCTCAATCTTCCTTGAATGAACACGATTTGGGTCTGATGTTCTCTTATTATCTGTTGAACCATAATATCTCCATTCCTTCTCATTCATAATCTCACGTTTAAGTTGCTCACCACAATAAGAACACGTTATAAGTCCACCCTCATTTATAGTCTCTTCATGGTCACAAGTATATATAGCATCGATATGGATTTTTGAATGTTTCAATTCAGAATTAACCTCAATATTTACTTGTTTACATTCTTGATTACTTTCATCCTGAATAATCATAACATTTTCATTGCTTTCAATATCACTTTCTTGTTCATCATTTTGCTTCTTTTGATACTGCTCGAAAGCCTGCTCAAATAATAGAAAATCTGTCATTTTATTTTAATTATAAATTATAATTAAAATCGAATTCATTTTTATTCTCGAATCAACTTCTTATTCATATTTTTTATACTTTTTTTTCTTTTCAACTGATTTATAACTTGCTGTAAATAGTTATCATTCTCACTTCCTTCATCACTAAAGTTAAATGGCTTTGCAATCAAACACCTTTCTGGCTGACATTCATAAACTTCCTCATTATCATCAAATATGAAAGTATCATCATATATAAAATCACGTATTTTAAAAATGTCACTTAATACAGTTAGATTTTTGATTGATTTTTTTACCTTTTGAGATATATCACAGTGATAAGAATGAAATATCCATTCTATCCTCCTCTTATTCCCTTTTGATAATATAATATTCTCGATGATAAATAAAGCATAATCTTTACTCGCTGCAGTCCAAATCGATACTTTAAAATGCTTAAATAAATAAGTTAAAAATTCTTGAAGTCTAGGTCTCTCGAATATATGATAATGGTTATCCATAGTTGAATATCGGAATAACTTCATTTTCTCTTCATTTTCAATATTAAATTCATTCACAAGTTCGCTTGATATTAGTGTTTGGTCTAGGTCAAGAACTATATGTAATTTATCATTCATTTATTATTATCTCGTTCTTTATTTTCTTTTTCTCTTTCTTGTCTCATCAACATTGCCATATCTAACACACTACCAGTATCACTGGTACCCGCCTTCTTTAACTTCTTTATCTTCTTTGGTGTTACGTAATTACTAGTAGAAGGCTCAATTTCAAGCTCATCTTCAAACGAATAATTTCCTGCTCCATTTCGAATTGGAATCGGAGGTCTTTTTATCTTTGTATCTTGTACATCATCCTCTTCCTCCTCCTCTTTTTCGTCCAAATCTTCAATCCTAGTCATATTTATTTTACTTACTTTTTTAGTCCTAGTTTTAGGAATGTTCATTAGAGACTGTGGAACATACTTTTCGTCGGCTTCATTATCTTCTTCTTCATCATCGTTAATTTCTATACGAGATTGTGACTTTTTATTTCTTGATTTTGGTTGAGATTGTTGAGGTTGTTGAGGTTGTTGTGGTTGTTGTGGTTGTTGTGGTTGAGGTTGTGGTTGTTGCTGTTGCTGTTGAGACTGTTGTGGTTGAGACTTTTGTGATTGAGATTGAGAATTTTTAAAGTTATCCGCAACCTGATTTACCCACAAAAAAACCTTCTCTCCCTCATACTTTTCAACAGTTCCATCATTTAAAATAAGAAGACAAGGAACCTTAGTTATTTCAAATGATTTTGAACCACAAATACGTTTCCTAATCTCCTTGTTGTCGATACATACAAGATTGATAGTCAAAAAACTATTCAACTCATTTACAGTATCTAATATGCTTAAACAACTCTTAGAGTATTTACTATATAAAAGGATATGATTCATAAGTTTATTATCCTCGATATATTGTTTTAAATGAATAAATCAAATGTTGATTCTAATAAATGGAATACGGTAAAGAAATAACTAATGAAAAGTTTCAACTCAATAACAACTACAATAAATTTGTTGGATACGAACAAAATCCAGACCTCAACAACTTCTTTTCAAACGATACTGTCACCTTCATCTCAAAAAAAGTAACTCAACTCCTAGAAGGAGTCCACCCTGAAAATAAACACATTGTTGTTCCTGATAAGAACATCGTTGCTGTAATGAACCAAGTATATTCAAACTTTAGACCTCCTGTTGGAGATATCTATTCCAGACTCCATATCACTTCTCAAAACAAAGTACAAGATTATACACCAGAAATGATAGACCAAGTCATTGAAACCATCACTAGCTACGTCAGGAATACAATGCAAATGGAAGAGAATAATAGTAAATTAACCATATGGACAACAGTCTATGGTGATTTTAATGCTCATGGTCTCAAAAGAACACCTCTTACCAAATGCGTTAGACAAAAACGACCATCACCATTCCAATTTCATATGAAATATTAAATTTGTTTCTTATTATAAAATGTATTCAAACCAAAACCGAAAGATTCATGATAATAAATACTCCAGTAAATTATCAGACCGAACAACATATTGTTGTCAATCTCCAAATACATGTGTTGTATCAAATAGAACACAAGCTGATAAGGACTTGCTAAAACAGTTTTACGAACTCAATGGATACGACCAAAACGAAATGAATTGTCAAATATGCAAAAATGTAAATTTAAATTAGTTTTTTTTATCTTATTATAATAAATGAGCATTTCTATAGTAAACGATAATCTCAACCATGGTATCTTAAATCAAGCTGTTTCTTCTAATCCTAGAATTCCTGTTGTTATTAATTCAGCAACATATGACCTTCACACCCTCAAACTTGCAGACTCAAATATGTATTATAATGTGACTGTAGTTTCTACACTAACTTTACCAGCTAATTATGCGACTTACAGAGGTCGTGTTTTGCATATTGTAAATGGTGCAGCTAATCTCGTGAGTATAGCAGCAACACCTTCTGCAGTAATTGGTTCAGTTATTGGCTTGGACGGTGCATCACTTAATGGTGGTACATTACTAGCAAACACAGCTGGAAAATGG